GTTTAACTTTGTTAAATGATTAGGAAAGAAAACACCAGACGCTTGTATGCAGATATTAGGACTGCTTATGACGATCTCTCAAAGGAGGTTGAGTTTGGTGCCAGAAAATACACAGACGACTACATCATTAAACGCCTGGCCCATCGGTTTTACAAATCAGTCAGAACCATTCAAAACATTGTGTACCGGAATTAATCCAATATAATAAACCTTTCAATCTCCATTTCATTTGCCTCAACTTCCTGCCAATTAGGTTGTGCGCTGTGGTCAATAAGTTCACAGGTGTAGGTAACTAGGTATAAATTTCCAGAGTTGCCTGTGTCCACCGGGTTAAAACCAACTCGCCTCATACTGCTGTAATTTTCGCCACTGCTTCCGTGCAGTTGCTTGTTAATATCGTCCAGCAGGTCAAGGAATCCAAGCGCATCTGCTTGATTGTATGCAGCCTTAAAGGTGTCCAGAAACGTTTCATAAAACACAAAGATATCAACCTGTAGCTGCACGTTTTGCACTTTGTCGCTTATGTCAACCACCTGCCCGGACCTAAAGCTCATAAATACCGCCGGGGTTGGGAACGGGTGCTCATCGTCTAAAAAATTGATTTGGTTGTGCCACAAGTCCACCCATTTTAAATCATTAATGTTGTCTGTGAGCTTGGTGGCCAGCTCGCCGTATAAGTCTTTCCAGTTTTGCATAATATATGCCCGCACAGGCGGGTATTTTTTAGTTAAACTTCATTTTCTTTTGTGCTTCAATAATTTTTTTGATAAACATCTGGTCTATATCCTGCATTAGTTTATAGCTTTCGCCAATGTATTGCCGTTTGGGTATTTTAATGGTCAATTGTTCCTTTTTTGTCAAGGCCATCCATTTCCATTTGTCGTCTTCTGTTTTTTTGTACATCATCCAAAAAAACTTTTTCATCCGCTCGGTCACCGGCACGTTAATCACGCCTCCCTCGTTATGTATAGCGGCATAAGGCAACCCTTCACCGGCAACCACGCGAATCATTTTCAGATCAGCCTGTGCCACCCTGATGCTACCGCGCAAAGCGAGTGACTGGCTTAGTATTTTCCCGGTCTGGTCGCCTTTGCGTTTTGGCCATGCAATAAAGCTCACATCTGTAAAACCTTCTTTTATGAAGCTTTGTAAAAAATGTGCCCGGGCTTTTTCGCCCACCTGTTCCGGGAGGCCTGCAAGCGCGTCCTCTGCCATTTGGCGAAAGTTTGGTATGGGATATTGGTTTACGGCCATTTTAAAACGTGTTTAAATTCAAATTAAATTTGTATATTTGCAATGCAATCAGACCCTCGGTTAATCCCTTGGTGTGGACATTGTGAGAGAGCGGGCTTTTAGTCCGCTTTTTCTCTTTTTAGATGTTTAACGGTCTTTCTATCATTTGAAACCACATAAACCTCTTTAATGTTTGGGTGTACTGTTCCCTTGCTTTTCTTTAATAATGCATCAATAGCATTTATAGCATTAACCACACTATCATTGTTTTTGCTCAAATCAACCACAACAATTTCACAGCCTTGTTTGTTGGCTCTTGAAAGTGACTTTGAATAATCAAGGCTTTCTGGTGTTTTTCTGTCGGCAATTTTTCCGTTTATTAAGTATTCCGGATTAGGTACATTTTTGATAATAGCACCGTCCAACTTTGCTACCAGATCAACTTTAAGCGCTTCTTTTTCAGCCAGAGCTACGGCTGTTCTATAATTGCCAAACAGTTCATCGCGGCGTATGTCAGTAAAAGGGCTTACGCGAACTATTCCTCCATTTTTAAACTTTCTCATTGTGTTTAGAGGCGCGCTTCTTTTTAATAATTCAAATGCCAATTTGAAAGTCCCGGAGGTTTTGGCAAGCATAAAATAGGGATGTGCCTTTCCGTCCTCTTTAAACACCTGCCCACTTTTACCAGTGTTTATTCTAAACTCTGGCTTGACATCTTCCGGAGGAACTCCCGGCAGATTGTTGTCCGGCTTTTCTGCAGTTTGCACCACATAGCATCTGCACCTCCAACCGTTGGGCGGGTAGAACTCATCCCAAAACGGCGATGTGATGGGCGCAATAGTATTGTTAAGTAGCTCGTGCTCCAGGCGCACCCGTTCATCTTCTTGTGTTTTGTATTTGAGGTTTGGAAACAAATTGGCATTGTCAAGGTATTCCTGCCACAGGTTGGCCATATAGCCGGAGTGTCTGGCCGTTTGCCATTCTGCCTGAAGGTAATTGATATTGTATTTATTGTTCAGCTTTAGAACTGCTTCTTTGAAGTCCGGCCAGTTGGCCAGCTTGCCATCTTTTGTCAAAAGCCTGTTGATTTCTTCCAACATAGCTGCATCTTTTGCGCCTGAAAACTTAAAAATGTTTTGTTGCATCTGTAACGCTTCAGGAGCCGGTGCGCCTGTGGCGCCCTCAACCTGTAACCAGTTTTTTCCATAACCGGTACCGGTAGCTTTGTTGAGCTCTTGATATGTGTTTAGGATGTGAGCTTCGTCCAGCTCTCCTGGTTTGAGCTTACCGTCATAAGTTTCACGGGATATGCGCTCCATCACTTTTACCCAGCCTTCTACATCTATGGCTACGACTTTATCATCTTGACAGTTTACACACCCACAATCCTCAGCGTGATAACTGGCGGTTATTTCCTTAAATATAGCAGCTACTTCCCGTCTATGCTTTTTTTTTTCCCCGCATCAGGTGCGGGGTGACCACCATCCCCTGTTTGTGAGGGGTCGGGGGAGGACTTTTGGCTCAGTATGGTCATTCCGGTTTTTTGACTTACTTCGTCGATGTCGAGCTCAAAATGTGGAGCAAGGGCAGAAACCATTCCTTTTACATCTTCTAAACTCTGAGCCTCGCTGTTGTCCCAGTCAAAGGTGTGGTTTGCCAGACCTGCATAAGCCGGACTAATTTTTAAGAGCCTTGGAAACAGCTGCTGGTTAATGATGTTTTTGATTAAAAGTTTGTCACTTTCAAAACGGTCTTTGGCCAGTTGGTATTGTATTTCTACTGAGCCTACAAAGGCCTTCTCGTCTGTGAGTGATGTGCCGCCCAGAAAGCGCTTACTAATTTCATTATTGGCACGTTCGACCAGTTTGTCAAAGTTGTCGGGATTACCGGCATCAGCTTTGCCTATTTCAAACTTTTCATTGCCACGGCCAACCATCCAGTTATTGCCTTTAAAATTCCTTGCCATCCTGGACAATTCTTCAAGCCTACCATCATCTTCCCTATCTGTGGTAATAAACAACGATGGCACGCCATATTTTTCAACGTAATCCAACCAAGCACCTAATCCGAGCTTCTTTGCCAAAACAATGGGCGCCACTTGCGCAAGCATACCCAGCTCCTTGTCTTTGCCCACTTGAATGTAGTAAGGCTGCAAAGCCCCTTTTTTATATTCCCAACCTTTTTGATCGCCCGGGGCTTTGGTGATAATCCCTTTAAGTGGGTTGAAAAACGCCATTGGGATCTCATCGATGTAATCAATTTCTTTAGTTTCCGGATTCAGCTCAAAAAGCTCAATAAGCTTTGTGCCTTCAAACCGACTCTTTAAGCATAATTGAATAAACTCCTCAAACCATGTTCGCTCAAACAGCCATGACAAATCTTCATTTTCGTCACCTTTTTCAGTGATGATCTTAAAAGGGTTTCTTTGGCAATACAGAATGCGGCTGTCAATAACCGATGCCAGGTGATTATCAAGAAGTAGGTTCTTGTAAAGTTTTTCAAGCCAAAGCTTGTTGGGTTCCACAGGGTCTGTTGCCATGGCAATAGCAAGCTTCCACTCATTGAGGGTTTGCTTTTGCATCGTTTCAGCTTCATAATCCAATTGGCTCGAAGCTTTGCGACTCCCGCCTTTGGCTTCAGCGACTACTTTTAATGTGCGAAAATCAGCATTAGACAAAACGCGATTCTCAATAGCTTGGTATATTTTTTTGAACGGGTTTTCCATTAGATATAAAAGTTTTCGTTTGTATTATTTCCCGATATCGTGGTGCTTTCAATGGGGTTTCCATCATCGTCTGTTGGCACAGGCAAACCGCTTACTGGAAGCTTTCCGTAGGCAATTTTTTCAAGCAGTTCAATGGCTTTGTCATACTCCTCTTTAAAGTCAGCCGGCACTTTTCGGGCAGCGTTCCGGCGAATGATATCAAAGAGGCAAAGCTTGACCAGGATGCGTGTGATGAGTTCATTTTTAACGGGCTCATCTTCATCAAAAATCATTTCCACGTCATAGCGGGAACCGATGTAACTTTTTATCAAGGCAATGTTTTGAGCCTCGACATTGTCGAGTGTCTCAACCTGATCCAGTGTACTCTCGTCAATAAACCGCTCAAAGGAGGCGGTGATTAAATCTGTTTTTTCTAAATACTGCATATTACCAGGCGTTTTTAGTTATGTATTTACCACTCACAAATTGACCGTCTCCGGAGGTGCCATAGTTGATGTATTTTTCTAATTCTGCAATACCGCCTTGGTGTGCATCTGGAAAGTCATCGTGGCTTTTATATCCCGGCTCGATGCCGTAGAGCTGTGCAAGCCCAACCTGAAGGTCGTTGCTGTGTTTCAGTTTTTCATTATAGAAAATACGCCCGTTTTGATAGTAAGGCTGCAACTGGAGAATACGGTCATATTTGCGTGCTTTCGTCCGGTCGCGTTTGATGATATTCAGGCGAACATTAAAAAGTTGTTCACCCTGTCTAATGGCACTTTCAACAGCATCATTCCAGAACTGGGCTTCAAATACCCAATGCACAACTACCGTTTCCGGAAGTGACTTCTGGTAATTGCACATCCAAGCTACAGCAGCGTTCATCTTGCTTTGCTTGCAAAATGTGTCAATTACCCAGAAATCTTTATCTTTTAGGCCTTGAACCACTATCGCATTATAGTCTGCTGTAGAGGTGCCGGCATATGCAACATCCCAAAATCCAAAAATGATTTTAAACTGGTTGAGTTTGGGCAGTGGTGCCCACTGTATGTCTTTCTGTAAAAAGATTGAGCCTTCCACATGTGGCGCATTGTTGTACTCGCTGCTAGCTGCCAGCGCACCGATTTCTTGTTCAATTTGGCGGAAATAATCAGCCGTATATTTTGATTTCCACCTTGGCTCATAAGTTACCGCGTCATAAGCATTGATCCTGTGCACCACCCAGTCAGGGTGTTTATCCTGTAATATGGTTTGAATCATCTTGGGCGCAAACCTGTTATTGGATTGAATAAAGCGGCGAATAGGACCATCCATCGTAGGGATCAGGTCGCGCTCAATCCACTTGGCCATTTTTTCCTGACGCGCCGGGTTTTGGTTCAAATCCTTTGTTTCGATATCATCAGGAACAATATGTGTGGGCCTTTTTGATTTGACACGAAGACCTCTAACAGATTGTCCCATACCCAGTGCCTGACCAATAAACCCGCCCCGGGTTACAAAAAAACCGTCTTCCCAGTTTCCCGGGTTATGCTGCACTCCAAAGTCTTTATTGATCTGTGGGTTTGCCTCAAATTCTGCCCTGATGTCCTCAAGCAATTGCTTTGCACGATCACCGGAGTTTCCAACCAAAACCAAATACACCGGCTCACCATTGATCCATAGCCAAAATGGGATCAATATATTATTGACAACCGATTTTGCTAACGCACGCCCCCATTCTGCAAACCCTTTGAACGTGGGGTCTTTTTTAACCTTTTTAGCAAAATCAATATGAAAGTCAGGAGTTGAAGCTGTGGCATAATGCGGAAAGTACCGCTGCACCATAAAGGCAAAATCAACCTTGGCGCGCTCAATAGCCGCCAAAGCTTCTGCAGGTGTTTCAAAGGCATTAACTGCACTACCCGAGGCTACAAGCTCCAGTTGCTTTTGATACCGCTGTAAAGATATTTTGTCTGCCTTTTTCATTTCTTTGTGTTCCTGTCGCTTTCCTTGAGTATGCGGTTTTCAGCGGTGTTATTGATTTTGTTTTGTTGAAAATCATAGAACAAGCCGGTAATAACTTTCACGCGCCACAAACCCGGGCGCAAGCGTTTTTCAGCGATAATTTGTCCCACCTCAAAGCCACAGCCCTTTTTAAGCAGGTAGGTTCCAATTTCGAGACGGTACTGCTTAAGTCCGGCACGGTTGATCATTAAATTCAAGATGATTTTTAGTAGCTTCATTAGGCGAGTGTTTGGGCGATGTGTTGTAATTGGTGTTTTTGAAAGTCGAGGGTTTTTAAATACAGCTCCTTGTCATAGTCCTGCAGGCCACTAAACAAGTCTTCCATCACTTCGATATATGTAGAGAGAGCTATCTTGCTTTCCGTTTGCATTTGTGACAGCGCTTTTTGATACATCCCAACCTCCTGGGCAATGCGGGTGTTTTCTTTTTTTAGCTCAAGTACCAGGTCGCGGTCACCTGTTGCCTCGGCTTCCCTTATTTTTTGAAGTCCCTCAAGGGAGCGCTCGCTGAGTTCATCAATCACTTTGCGAATGTTTTCGGCACGATGATAGGCGTTGTTCAACCGAGCATCTCGCAGCTTTTTCCAATTGCCCTCTGCCACCCACCGGCCAACGGTCTTTTCGGTAACGCCCAGGTCTTCGGCTATTTCTTTTTGCGATTTATAAAACTCGATGAAGTATTTTTTTGCAACCTCATACTCTTTTGCTTTTAGTCTTGCCATTAGTACCATTTATTTCCATACAAAAGTCCATAGGCTCGGTCAACCACGAAAAATAATTTTCCGCATTAGGCATAAAACACACTCAAATTGGGTGTAAAAACCGCCCAATTTGTAAAAATTATTTTCTCACCCACACATTCCTTTTCAATTTTGCTGCATTGATTGTTGAACCAAAAGTGTGCAATTTGAGCAAATCTCTTTTAAAAATTGAAGCATCTACCTTGGGTACCACCGGGCAAATCCGCATTGTGGATTATATCTCAATGAGCACAGAAGCCAGTGCTGAGCGCGTGCGTTCTGTTGTCGATGACTTCCTTGCAAAAAAGATAGGCGATACAGATGTTTATATCAATTCACGTGGCGGCTCTACTATAGAAGCAGTTGAGATAGCCAACGAACTTAAACGCCTACCAAATGTTACCATAACCGTAGGTGCTGTGGCTGCAAGTGCCGCTACTTACATTATGGCGAAATTCAAAAGCCGGGCTTATTCAAACAGCCAGTTTATGATTCACAGGCCAAAGCTTTCCAGTTTTGGAGACGTCAATACCATTAAAGCAGATTTAAAATCGCTTGAAAATACCACTGCAGACTATAAAGCTTCTTATGCCAGTAAAATGGGAAAAACCGAAGAGGAGATTGAAGCCATGTTTGCAAAAGGCGACTACTGGATGACAGCTGCAGAGGCAAAGGCAGAAGGATTGCTTGATGAGATCATTGCTGAGGACCAACAAATCACCGCTGAAGATGTAGAACGCTTGGTTGCCTGTGGCGCACCAAACATACCCACCCTGCAAACACAAAAAAATCAAAACCAAGAATATACAATGAAAAACAGGAATCAAATCATCGCAAAGCTTGGCCTTGCTGCTGACGCTACCGATGAGCAAATTGAAAGTGCTGTTGCTTTGGCCACTGAAAAAGCCGCCGAAGTGGACACTTTGAAAACCGCCCAGGCAGCAAATACCAAAAAAGATGCTGAGGCAATGGTTGATAAAGCCATACTTGACAAGAAAATTACGGCAGACGTAAAGGAAAAATATGTAAGTCTGGCCGAGAGAGACCTTGATGGCGTAAAAGCCATCCTTGAAGCTATGCCACAAGTGAGCAAAGCATCCAGTGGTTTAGACCACAGTTCTGAAGCTGATGCCTCAGGTCGTGAAAAATGGACGATGGAAGACTTCATGACCAAAGCCCCTGACGCATTGGCCACAATGATGGAAAAAGAACCGGAAAAGTTCAAAAAGCTGGAAGCTGACTATTTCGGCCAGTAATTAAAATCGAATTTAAAATCAATTAAATACCATGAAAAACATTTTTAAATTTCTGATTGTATCGCTTCTTTTTGTAGCGGCAACAGTAGTGGCCTACGCCACCGGAATGGCTGATAAGGCTGACATAATTATGGCGGGAGTAACGCCAGTGGCAGCACCATTGCTCAATGATCAGGCAGAAAAAGAGTTGTTAAAACAATTTCGTCATGACAATACCTGGTTACAAGAGCTGCGCTCTAAAAACGGCTGGGTAAACAATGACGTGATAAAAATCCCCAAACGAGGTGCGGCACCAACTGTGTTGATCAATAACACAATTTACCCCATTGCCTCCAACCAAAGGGACGACAGCCATGTAACCTTGAGCCTTAATAAATATGACACCGAAAACACCACGGTAACGCGCGACGAACTTTATGCCTTGCCTTATGAAAAGGTTAGTGATGTTCAAATGCAGCACCGCGAGGAGTTAGAGGATGTTACAGCTGAACACGCTCTTCACGCCCTTACACCTGCACAGAACAGTGCTACAACTCCTGTTCTTGAGAGTACCGGGCCTGTTGTAGAAGGACGCACTACTTTAGTGAGTAAAGATGTCATTAAGCTCAAAGAACGCCTTGATAAATTGAAGGTGTCCAAAAATGGACGCATCCTGGTATTGTGCCCTGAGCACGTGAGCGACCTCTTGAATGAAGACCGCGTATTCTACCAGCAATATCATAATGCTAAGGATGGTGTTTTGAGCCCGTCTTACTACGGATTCAAAATCTATGAAAGCACATATAACCCGACCTACTTTGTGGATGCAGGCGACGGCAATGCTATTAAGAAGGTAGCCTTTGGAGCAACCCCTGGCGACCTGGTTGCATCCGTATGTTTCCACAACCGCTGGGCAGTAAAAGCCACCGGAACTGTAGAGCGATTTATGCGTGAGGCTAAAAATGACCCTGAAATGCGTGAAAACACCATTGGTTTCCGCTTGTGGTTCATTGGCCTTGCCATTCGAGATGAAGGTGTCGGAGCAATAGTATCACCGGCATAAAATTAGCCAAGGCAGGCTAACTTACTGCAAGTAGCCTGCTCCCTTGCGGGGGAATTGAATTATGAAACTAACAAAAAACTTTTCGCTAAGCGAGTTCAGATCAAAAGACGGAAGCCCAACCCCTGCAGCAGTAGTGGGTGAGCTTCAAAAGCTTGCGGAAAATTTACAAGTTCTTAGAGATGCCATAAGCCGTCTGGTGAAAATCAACAGCGGATATCGGAGCCCCGAGCATAACAAAAAGGTGGGCGGAGCCAGAAACTCACAACACCTTTTGGGTAAGGCGGCAGATATAGCTGTTACCGGAATGACCCCCGACCAACTGAAGGCAATTATAGAGCAACTCATTGCTGAAGGAAAAATGAAAAACGGCGGTGTAGGATTGTACAAAACCTTTGTACACTATGACACCCGAGATATACCGGCACGATGGTAAGATTATTAACATTCATTGCGATTGTTGTCAGCTTGGCAGCTTGCGGGACCTCAAAATCCCGCGTTGCTAAGCACATCAACACTACTGTGAAAGACAGCACGGTTACTGAGGTGCGCTATCAAAAGCGCGACACCCTCATCACTATTCCGGGAGACACATTGAAGTTTAAGATTCCGGTAACAGAAATCACCCGTGAGGGGCAAACCTTCACGCAAGGGCGCCAAACGGTGAAGATATCAAGCGACGAACTTGGCAATATTTCAATAGAATGTATCAATGCAGCAATGGATCGCATCATCGAGCTTGAGGACAAAATCATATCCACCTTGCGCACCATTGAAAGCAATACCAAAGAAACAATAATTGTACCAGAGCCTTACACGCCTTGGTACACCAAAGCCCTTGCTTGGATAGGCGGCGTTATGCTGCTTTTGATGGGCATAGGATTTATCACTAAAACTATTAAGAGATGAGCAAAAAAGATTTAAAGGCCATTGCGGCCAAGGCACTAAAACAATACCCCACTTCAGAAAAGTGTTGGGTAACCACCGACGGGCAGGCATTTCTTTCTGAGAACTATGCCAATCTGCACGCATCAAGCAACTACTCCGGAAAAAAAATGGCAGTATTGACCTTTGACCGTGCCGGACTTTTAAAAGACATCGATGTCAATGCGGAAAAAGTGAGTACCACTAAAGATGACCGCACCAAAGCTGAAGCGAAAGCAAAAGCCGATGCCAAAGCCAAGGCAGATACCGACGCAAAAGCCAAAGCTGACGCCGATGCTAAAGCCAAGGCAGATGCCGACGCAAAAGCCAAAGCCGATGCTGATGCGAAAGTAAAAAAATCAACCCCTAAAACCACTAAGTAATGGGAGTATTTGACGGAGTAACCGTAAACCAACTTAACGGCGGTTTGGGCAGAAGAAACCCATCCAACGATGGTGTTTGTCTTTTGGTCATCCACGAGGCAATTGCTGCAACCGGACTGGCCGTCAACACCGCCCTGCAATTGCTTTCACCGCAAAATGCAGAAGACGTGGGCATAGATGCCAGTTATGATGACACTAACAACATCCTGGCTCATTATCATATCGATGAATTCTTTAGGGTATCGCCCGATGGAACGCTCTATGTGGTGCTTGCAGATAACACGTTTGATGACGATATGCTAAAGCAAGTGTTGCGGGATAATGACGATATTCGTGCTGTGGGTATTGCCCGCAACAGCAATGTGGCAGCGCTTGATTTTTCAGGCTACATTGGCGGCTATCAAAACATTGTCAACGACCTGAAGGCTGAGCACATGCGCGTAGATGCTGTTCTGGTTGAGGGCAACGAGTTTGACGATCAAGACCCGGTAAGCGGATATGACGATTTAAGAGCTGAAGGCGCACCCAATGTGAGCGTGGTTGCTGTTCAAGACCCTGCTATTAGAGCCATTAAGGCTGCATATGAAGGACTTGCCGCTATTGGAACATTCCTGGGTGGTATTTCTGTGAGAAGTGTGAACGAAAACCTTGGTTCTGTTGATATCCAAAGCAAACCGGCTCAGTACCGCGGGCAAACCACTTACCCTTTGACCGACACCGGTCGAGGGCGATGGCTCTCTGCAGTATTGCAAAACGGCACGCCTGTTTCTGCCTTGAGCAGGAATGAGCGCATCAGCTTGGACACTAAAGGTTATCTCTTTGCAGGAACCTATGCAGGCCTTGCAGGAGTGTTTATCTCCAACTCGGCCACCTGTGAGGAGTTTGCCAGCGACTATGCTTACATCGAGAACAACCGTGTGTGGAACAAAGCAGCGCGCCTGCTTCGTTCAGCAATGTTGCCCCGGGTGAAAAGCAATTTGCTTAAAGATGCCTCTACCGGTTTTCTCAGAACCAGTTCAGTAAAAGAACTGGAGCAAATAGGCTTGAACGCTTTGAACACCATGGAATCTGCAGGTGAAATTTCAGGAGCCAGGGTGTATATCAACCCCCAACAGACCGTGAACCAACAAACACCATTGGTAGTAAAAGCACAGGTAGTGGCCAACGATATCATATTTGATATCTCAATCGATTTAGGTTTAACCAATCAAATAACCACATAGTATGGACACAATTATAGTAAACGGATTTGGTAAACTCACCGGCTGGAACTCCATCACCTTACGCCTTTTGGGCCGTGATGTTGTGGGTATCCGCCGTATTCAATACAGCGATGAGCAACAGGTAGAAAACGGCTATGGAGCTGGCAAAATGCCTGTTGGCGAGGAGGAAGGAAACTACTCGGCCACAGCAGCTATTGATCTCTTAAATGAGGAAGTAGCGGCCATTCAAAACGCGCTGCCACCCAACACCAGGTTGCAGGACATACCGTGGTTTGACATCGTGGTGACTTATGAGCGTGCCGCTCAGCAAAGAACCGACATCATACACAACTGCCGTTTCACAAATAACGGAGTTGAAGTAAACCAGGGAGATGGCTCTATTGTTAGAAGCTTCACGCTGAAGACGAGTCACATCTCTCATAATGTATAATCCTCCCCCTAACCCCCTCCCAAGGAGGGGGAACTTGAGGGAATAATTAATAAAATTAACAGCCCCGCTCAGTTAAGTTAACGGGCGGGGTTACATATAAACAACAATGGCAAAACAAAACAAAGAATTCGGAAAAGCTACTGAAGCTGAAATTGCAGTCTGGAAAGAAAAACACCAGGACATCTACCAGTACAAACAAACAGATGAAAACGGCAACGCGCATTTTACCTATGTGCGGAAACCAAAACTGGCAGACATAAGCCTGGCGTCCCGCTTTGCAGACGCCGACCCGATTAAGGCAAACCTATGCATGTTCAACTCCTGTCGTTTGGGCGGCAGTGAAGTGGTGCTTGACAATGACGAGCTGAAGCAAGGGGTGATCAAAAAAGTTACCCGCCTGTTCAAATCGGTAGAAGCCGAGGAAGTAAAGCTATAGCCGACAACTCTATTAGCGAGGTTGAGGGGTCGGATTGGATCAGGAAGGGAAATGCGCTCATTCGTGCTGTATTTAACCTTGACCCGGAAAGCCTCACCACCGAAAAGTGGCGGGAACTATATAACGAGGCAACGTGGCTGGAAAAGTGGCGATTGAAAACTTACAGCAAGCTTTTGTTTGGAAGTAAAAACGAAAACAATTAATTAATGACTTACCCGCCTAAGCGGGCAATGGTATGAGCAACACAAGCACAGAATGGGTATTAAAACTGGTGGACGAAGTCACCGCCCCTGCCCGTGATATACAGGCAGAGGTCGAAGGCGTGCGTGAAGCTTTTAAAGATGTTCTTGAAACTGTGGGAGCGACTGATGAAGAAATGCAAACCATGGCAAATAAAGCCATAGACGCTTATGAAAGCTTGAAGAGCAGCATTGAGGCAGAAGAAGAAAAATTGAAAGATTTAAAAACAGCTTTAGAAGAAGTAGGCGATGCTATTGACCCCATTAAAAAAGCAGAAATTGATCTGGAAGTGGGTAAAGCTGAAAGTAATTTAAAAAGGTATAGAGACGGGCTTGATGAAATTGAAGCAACCTTAAATAGCTCAAAAAATACTGCAATTGATGCTGCAGGAGGATTTCTGGAACTATTAAAATCAATGGACTCCTTTGATTTTAAAGGTTTCAATGGAGGTCTTGGCGGTATCATCAATCAAATAAAAGGAATGACAAACGCTGCAATGAGATTTATTGCAACGCCTCTTGGTGCTGCCATTGGGGGTCTTGCTGCCATTGTGGGAGTCACCAAAGCCTTTGCAGACTACAACAAAGAGGCGATGCAGTTCAATTTTGTAACTGAGCAAATAACCGGTTTACAGGGCCGTGCTGTTGACGATGCCCGGGTGCGGGCTAAGGTGATTGAACAAGTTTATGGAAAAGATTTTAAGGACACGCTTAGCACCGCTCAAAATTTGGTGAACCATTTTGACATCTCGATGGACGAGGCAATGGATCACATCAGTGAAGGACTGGTGCGTGGTGGCCACGCCAATCACAGTTTTATGAAATCATTTGGTCGTTATGGTCAGCTGTTCAATGACGCCGGTTATAATGTCAACGAGTTTAGACGCATTGTCAATACCGGTATTGATATGGGCATCTATGAAAACAAATTGCCAGAGGCTATCAAAATGTTCAATAAAAACATCAAGGAGCAATCAGGAGCCACCCAAAAAGCGATGGAAAACGCTTTGGGTAAAAAATTTACTGATAAGCTGTTTAGCCAGGTGCGCGATGGGTCGATAACCCCAAAAGCAGCACTGGCCAGCATTGCCGATGAAGCTGAGCGCATTGGAGTCAATATTCAACAAGCGCAGGAACTGAGCAGTAAGTTGTTTGGGAGTGCCGGGCAGGATGCAGGTGGGTTTGAGAATATTATCAAAGCGATTAATACAGCTCTAAATAAAGAAGAAGAGGCATTGAATGGTGCGTCTGCAGCAATGGCACGTGCTGAAAAAAGAGCTTTAAAACTTGCTGAGGCAAAAGACAAGGCATTAAATTCTGCCGAAATGAAAAGAACACTTGAGGAATGGGATATATTTTGGAATAAAATGGGTATCGGATTTTTTAATTTTGTGGATTCCTGGACAAAGGGTTTTCGAATTGTAAGGGAAGGCATACACAAGTTTCTTGTATGGTCTTCTGTAATATCAACCGGTGGGTCAATGAAAGAAGCAGCAGACGCTTGGAGAGGCGTTGCTAAAGAGTATGCTGACGAAAAGCAAGCGTTCGATGACGAGTTTGTTAATGAAAACCTCAAGCCTGAAATGGATTCTACCAATAAGGCTTGGGAAAAACTTGTAAAGAAACAGGAACGACTGCTAACCGGTCTTAGCAAGAATGCGCTTGAAAATATGCTAAAGGGCGAAGAAGAGAAACCCCTTGCAAGCCGTAATACACCGCTTATTGAGGCTATCAATAGAATAATCAACCCAAAAATCGCTACAACAGAAACCAGCACTTCTACAAAAACAAAAACCAGCACCGACTTACAAAACGACTTTGGTATTTCAGGGATATCAGGCTCCGGAGGCGGCAAGGTCATCACAATGAACCTGGACATCAAAAACTATTTTGAAGTGGCAAAAGATGCAGCTGCAGATATCGAGGCTATTGCCGATAAGATATTTGGCCGTGTTAATGACCGCTTAAGGGATGCGCTGATAACATTGAACTAACAAATTGAATAACATTAACAAGACTCCTTCGCTTTGCTCGGAGTGACGTATGAACAGGGAAAACTATAACATACAGCAACTATTTGGACTGGCTTTTGGCCAAAACCCATTTGTGATCACTCGGGGCATAGCCGATCGCATTGCCAGTGGCAACCTGTTGAACCGGTACCAGGTGAATGAAGTAATTGAGGAACCTGAAGATGTAGAAGTGGCAGACCGAAGCACTTTTCTGGGAACACCCATAGTTTACCCCATGACATTGTCTGGGGGGGCTTATGACCGGTACAACCCCAAAGGAGAGCTGGAGACCATCACGTTGCCTGATTTTGAAATGCCGGCAGTAACCCTGTGTGATGTGCGCCGCGCTAAAAATTTAAGTGTAACCCGCCGGTTGGCAGGCTATGGAACGGTAAAAGAAATGTATGGTTTTGACGACTGGCGCATCGATATCAGGGGACTTTGTTTACCCGACCCGGCACACCCCATTGCCAAAACTGCATTTGCACAACACCTGCAGATGCAACGGTTTGAGGAAGTGGCCGGTAACATAGAAGTGTTCAGTAAGATTTTGAACGATAAAGGCATTGATGCCATTGTAATTGAGGAGATTGTATTTGGGCAGCTTCCGGGAAAACCGAAAGTCATACCCTTTCAAATCAGGGCGTTTAGTGACCCCAGTGATGAGTTGGAAGATTAATAGGATGGTAAAAGTAATAGTCGCAAAAATAACATTCCCGGCGGTTCGGGACCGTGAGGAGATCATCCTCCGGAAACCAAGTGAGGTGCGCATAAGAAGCAGTTTTAAATACCTCACAGACACGGCCACCATCACGATGGCACGACGGGTAAAGCTCTTTGACAAACAGCGGGTGCGTGAAGTATTTCGTGCCGGTGATCCTGTAAAAATTGAACTGGGTTACAACTATGATTATATCACAGAGTTTGAGGGTTACATTGCCCGGGTGAGTGATCATATTCCCATTATTATTGAATGTGAAGATGAGATGTGGAAGCTGAAGCAGCTTCCGGTACATATAAGCAAGGAAACAGTGATGCTGGACTCTTTTTTAAAGGAGATAGCTCCGGGATATGAAGTTGATGCAGATACAATTGCCATCGGATCAGTGAGATTTGTAAACAGCACAGTTGCCCAGGTACTTGATGAGATAAAAAGCAAGTTTGGCCTCTACAGTTACATGAAAGGAAAGATGCTTGTTACCGGCAAGTATTATGCCGATGATACCGATGAGCCGTATGTGCCGGTACACCTTGAAAGAGATGTAGCCACAAACAATTTAAGCTTTCGACACGCCAATGACCTCAGGGTTCAGATTAAGGCAATAAGCACTTTGAGTAGCGGTCAAAAGCTGGATGTAACAGTGGGCGATGAAGGCGGTGAAGTCAGACAGTTGACTTATTTTAATATAGGTGATACTGCTACTTTGAAAAGGCTGGCAGAAGAGGACTTGCAGAAATACCGAGTTGATCGCTTTGACGGCTCCATTGCAATGTTTGGTCGGCCTTATGTAAGACATGGGCTGAAAGTAGCCCTTGAAAGTGGAATTTATCCGGAACGCAATGGGCGGTACTATGTTGAGGCAACTGATGTAGGTGTTTTTGCAAACGCCCAATATCGGCGAATAGTAACCTTGGGCGATGTTGTAAGTATATGAACGAGATAGACAAATTTGCAGAGACATTGAGTGTCCGGGAGAAAAAAAACCGGGAGCTATTACCGGCGGCCTTGGTGTGGGCAACTGTAAAAAGTGTGGATTGGTCTGCCAAAACAATGACAGCCACCGGACAAGTGGACGGGCTGGATTACTTTAAAGTGAAGCTTGGTCTTGGCAACCTTTACAGACGCCCTGCAGTGGGCAGCAAAGTGTTGCTTGGCATACTTGAAAAACAAGAAAGTGCCGCCATATTGGTAGATGCTGAAACAGTTGAGGAACTCATTTATAAAAGCGGCGCGAGCGAGTTCACCATCAAAGAGCAGGGGTACATTGTCAAAAAAGGCAATGAAAGCCTCAAAAACATATTGAACGACTTCATTGACGAAGTGAACAAAATAATAGTCGTCAACGGTACCACGATAAACGTGGGCGCTGTAACGGCAATTAAACAACGATTAAATACTGTATTAACAGCATGATAGACCAGGCACAGCTAGCTTTATTGATTAAGCAGGCATTAGATAATGTCAGCCAGGTAGAAATTGACCCGGCAGTTGCCAGACAGCAACAGGCCAATGCCATTGCGGCGGCTGTTGCGCAGTTTGTGATTGGCCGTCAAACATTGGTAACAGGAACGAGCGCTAGTGGTGGCCCTGTGACTGGAACTGGAGTAATACAATAATGAGAAATAGAAAAGGCATATTAATCGACAGCAACGATAACATAGTTATCAAAAACGGCACGATGGCCATTGGCGAAAGTGAAATGCAGGAAGTATCGCTCCTGCTGCGAATGAACCCCGGTGAGCTAAAAAGCGACCCCATAATAGGTGCCGGACTGGTTCGTATGATCAAGAGCAATACTGATAAAAGAAAAATACAACAGCGCGTAAAGTTAACCTTGCAAAGGGACCGCTTGGATTATGACAAAATTAAAAACCAAATCAAATTAAGATGATTTTAGAATTGTGGCTTGTAGTAAGTGCGGCACTGGGAGCATTTTTAACAAAACTGGTAGAGTGGATTTTTAACAAAAAAAGCCAAAAAGAAGACACCCGCGCCAAAGTGATACAAAATGAAATCTCACTGGCCGATGCCTATAAGAAGCAATTGGACGATTTAGAAGTGCGCTATGAAAAAAAGTTTGTAGAAATAGTCACGATGTATGACCGTAAGGTGAGAGTTTTGGAAGACGAAATCACTCTTTTAAATAGGAAGGTGAAAATGCTAAAATCTGACAATACGGAACTGCGAAAACGCATAAAAGAAAATGAAAGCTAAAGCGATACAACACCAAACATTGATGGATATAGCCCTCACTACCACGGGTAATGTGAGAGGTGTTGTTGCTCTTGCAATTGCTAACGCTGTGAGCATAACAGAATCTCTTACTCCCGGTCAAGAAGTGAGCTGTGGGGCAATTTTAGACATTGATATTGTTACTTTTTACCAAACAAGCAGTAGCCCATCCACCGGCTACCCGACAGAATTGGGATATATAGAAGCACAGCAACTGCCGGTTGTTTTATCACAAAGCAGAGATAACAAGATACAGCTCACTCCAATTGAAGGTCAGAATTTTATGGATTTAGCCATACAAAGCAGTGGTGGTGTACAGGGGGTTATGGATTTTGCTGTTAAAAATAATATTAGCATAACAGACTCCCCTGAGGTTGGTGGTATTTATAAAAAAACAAAACAAATCAATCATGTGGTTTTGGTTTATTATCAAAATCGAAACCTTCGGCCTGCAACGGGAGCAAACGAAGGGTGTATTTATACAGTATGCGATTATGTAGAATTTAATTATTGGGAATAAATGGCTTTAGAACTTTATAAAAGGCGCAACTATAATAGAAAGCTCACAAGTCAAGAGGTGGATGCTAATTGGGATGCTATTGAAGAAGAGTTTTCAACAGGTGCCGGTGGTGCCGATAAAACATTTGTATTTAACCAGCCCACCCCGGCAAGTGTTTGGAATATTGCACACAACTTAGGGAAGTATGCTTCTGTCACTGTAGTTGATAGCGCCAATGAAGAAGCTGAGGGCCTTGTGACTTATACAAACAACAATAATTTAATAATAACATTTAGCGCAGCCTTTTCCGGCAAAGCTTTTTTAAATTAAAACTATGGCAAAGAAAATTTTAACATCGTATGATTTTAACAAAAATCAAATTTTAAATGTAGCACTACAAGTGCTTGCATCAGCTCCAATCTCACCTACATTGGGTCAGGTCTATTATGACTCTACACTTGAAACCTTTAGGGGTTGGACAGGGGCAGCGTGGCTTAATTTAGGGTCTCAAGGCTCAGGAAGTACAGATTTATCATTCTCAAGAGACGGTTCAACGGTAACTGTTATATCAAGCACGGGCAACAATGCTATTTTACCGGCTGCTACAGGAGCCCTTGCAGGTGTTTTAACAGCCGCAGACAAAACAAAACTCGACGGCATTGCAACAGGCGCAAACAATTATACCCACCCTAATCACACAGGGGATGTGACTTCTTCCGGTGACGGGGCTACCACTATTGCTAATGACGCTGTTACCAATGCTAAGCTTGCCAATATGGCAGCAAACACCGTTAAAGGTAGGATTAGTTCTACCGGTGATCCTCAAGATTTAACGCCGGCTCAGGTAAGAACAATGATAAATGTTGAAGATGGAGCTGATGTGACTGATGCTGCTAATGTTGATGCAGCCGGAGCAACAATGAATGCCGACACATCCTTGGTAGGTAATGGCTACTTTCTCGATGAAGACAATATGGCTTCAAATGATGCTACTAAAGTTGCCAGTCAACAAAGTATTGTTGCTTATGTTCAAGCACAAGTTTCCGCTGCTGTTGCAGGAGGGATGAACTTTAAGGGCAGTTATAATGCCGGGACCAACACACCCGACCTTGACACAACACCAAGTGGAGTGCAAATAGGTGATACTTATGTAATCTCAGCCGCAGGAACATTCTTTACAGAGGATGTGCAAGTGGGCGATATTATCATAGCCAATCAAGACAATCCTACTCAGTTAAGCCACTGGTCAAGGGTGAATAAAAACATACCTGAAATTGTAGATGCATCAACAACTGCAAAGGGTATTATTGAAATTGCCACACAAACAGAAGTAAACACTGGTACTGATGCCGTGAGAGCTGTAACGCCTGCAACCCTTCAGACTAAATTAAACAATGCCGGATTTGGTACAACCAATAAGTACACAACCACTATTGGTGATACCGTTGCAACGGCTATAACAGTAACCCACAACTTAGGCTCTCAACACGTTCTGTCACAGGTTTTTGATGCCTCGACAGGAGAGCTTGTTGATTGTGAAGTTGAAAATCTTTCAAGCACACAAACAACATTTACTTTTAATACAGCCCCGGGTCCAGCGGAATTTAGGGTAATAATAATAGGATAAAATGGCTAGAGATTTTAAAAGCAAACTTAGCGTACTGGGCGAACAGGTACTCACAAGGCAAACCAAGAGCGTGACCATTGTGGAGATGCCTGAACAAATTGATATGACCTTGTTTTTTACAGAAAAAGCAATAACCATACAAAAAGTTGCCGGGGTGTTGATGGGTAGTGCATCGCCCAGTCTTGATTTTAATATTCATTATGCAGCCACCCGAGACGCAACAGGCACCAAATTGACAACTGCAGATATGACACTGAACAGTACAACTTCCGGTAATATTATTACCAGTTTTAACAATGCCTCTATCCCTGCTAACAGCTGGGTGTGGCTTGTGCAAAAAACAGGATTTTCCGGAACGGTAAACCAAATGCATTTAACGGTCTTTTTTACTGAAAATTTATAGTTATGGCGCAGTTTCTTTATCCAAATACCGATGTGAACACAGGAGCCTGGAGCGGGAGCCCAATTAATAATGAAGGCAATTTGTATCAAAATATTGATGAAGTAACCACAGACGAATCAGACTTTGTGAGGGCTCAAAACAACCCTCGGAACTCAAAAGCAATATTTGGTTTATCATCAGGTGCCACTCCACAAACAGG